AAAAGCTAATCCGAACATGGACGTATCAATTAAACTTGATGACATGATAGAAGACTGGGAGAAAGCTAAGCGTACACCAAGCGAACGTAATGACTTCATTACGAAACGGTTCAATATGTTCGTATCGAGCAATGTAGCATCTTTTATCGACTATGATGTATTGATGCGTAATAACAAGCACAAAGAATTGTCAGATGTTGCCTTAAATAACCCATGCGTTTGCGGGTTTGATTTAGCCGACTCAGAAGACCATACGTCTGCATACTTAGAATGGGCTATACCTTCAACGGGCGAAGTTGTTCTAATGGGACATACTTGGGTGCCACAATCTAAAGTGGATCAAGACAATGAGAAGATTGATTATCGAGCATTACAAGAAGAAGGATTACTTACAATCGTTCCTGGTGAATACATCAAGAAAGAATTGATATTCGATTGGTTCGTTGAACAATCCAAGAAGTACAAGATTGAGAAAATCATGTATGACCCTGCCAAAGCTTTCGGACTAGTTGAAGAGTTAAAGGGTTACGGCTTCGAGTGTGAGGTTGTAAGACAGGGATTCATTACACTAGGACCTGCATTAGATGATTTAAAAGAACGCTTCATAGATGGTAACGTAGTGTTTAATGATAATAGACTGTTTCGATGGTACACTAACAACGTAGTTTTAAAGACTGACAGAAACGGTAATCATTTACCAACAAAGCAAAACAAGTATCGTAAAATTGACGGCTTTGCGGCTTTATTAAACGCTCATGTTGAAGTTATGAAGAAGTTTACGGCACATAAAGGAAGTGGAGAGATTAAATTCATCTCACTTAAGGACTTATAAACATGTAGAAAGGGGTGAGAAAAATAAAAATATGGAACAAGGTTAAAACAAAGTTGTTCGTAGCTCAAGCGTCAAGTATCCCTGGTGGGAGTACAGTTTCAAACTTCAATGCATGGACTGGGCGTAGTTTTTTCGGTGTAGACAACACACAATTAGCTACAAATGAGACGATTTTCAGTATTATTACACGTTTAGCTAACACTATGAGTAGTTTACCAGTTAAATTGTACAAAGATTTTGACGTAGTTAACAACGGAATTAGCGACTTACTTATTAACCCGAATCAGAACATGTCGGGTATGGAATTTATTAATAAGTTAGAAGTTTCGCGTAATGAACATGGTAACGCTTATGCGGTTATCATTAGAGACACTCTAACGCGTCCTATACAGCTACTACCTATCGAAAACTCAACAGTTTCGCCGTTTATTGACAGCGATTCGGGTGAATTATACTACCAAATCCGTGGAGATAACGCTACTTCTTACATTCACAATGCTAATATGATTCATTTAAAGCATATTACAGGAGTTAATCGTATTGAAGGTATATCGCCACTGAAGGTATTGAACAACGCACTTAAATACGACAAGGCTGTACAAGAGTTCTCCTTATCCGAGATGGAAAAGAAGGAATCATTCAAATTAACGTATGGCGCTAACATTGACGAGGCTAAACAACAGCAGGTTATTGATAATTTCAGACGTTTTTACTCTGAAAATGGAGGTATTTTATTTCAAGAACCTGGTGTTACGATTGATTCTATTCCGAAATCATACAACGCATCTGATACAAGTGCGGCAGAAAAAGTCACACGTGCACGAGTAGCTAACGTATTCAATGTACCATTAACATTCTTGAATGAAGGTTCGGCATTTAGTAGCAATGAGCAGTTAATGACGCAATTCGTACAAACGACTTTAACACCGATTGTACGCCAGTATGAACAAGAATTTAACCGAAAATTGCTATCTCAAGCCGATAGAGCTAACGGTTATTACTTTAAATTCACTGTTAACGCTTTACTTAGAGGTGATACGGCAACACGTGCCAACTTCTATCAGATGGGAGTACGTAACGGGTGGTTCACTCAAAATGAAGTTCGACAGTTTGAAGACTTACCGCCATCATCTATCGAGAATGCGAATAACTTATGGATTTCGGGAGATCTTTATCCTATTTCTGTTCCAATTGCCGAGCGAAACGGTACAACAACCGTAACAAGCGGAACAAATACAACAGATGAAAGGGGTGAGAACAATTAGATTTTGGGAGATTAAAGCACAAAAAAATAAAGATTCAGTAGATATGTTAATTTACGGTTCAATTGTTGGCGGTGAGAAGTATGAAGAAACTGATGTAACTATTACAGATTTCATTCGAGACTTAGAAAGTTTACCTTCTAATACTAAAGAGTTGAATATGAGAATTAATTCACCAGGTGGTTCCGTATTCACTTCAGTATCAATGATGAATCAACTGAAACGCTTAAAGAGTGAGAAGAACATTACAGTTAATGCTTACATCGATGGTATTGGGGCTAGTTCAGCTTCTATGTTACCGATGGTTGCAGACAATATTTACATGTATGAGAATTCATTCTTAATGATTCATAAACCAATGGCAAGTGCTTTCATGGCTAACTCATTAGAAATGAAAGAAACCGCTGAACTATTAGATCAAGTAGAAGCGCGAACGTTAATTCCTGCTTACAAGTCTAAAGGAACTTCAGAATTAACTGACGAAAAGATTAGCGAACTATTAAATGGTAAAGATAATTGGTTAAATGCTGAAGAAGTTTCGAAGTTTTTCAATGTAACTATCATTGAAGAAGGACTCCAGATGGTTGCACATAAAGACTTTGATGCTATCGCTAAATCAGAAAGTACACCAAAAGAAGTTAAAGCGCTCCTTGAAGTTGATAAAGAACCTCAAGCAAATGTTTTAACGGATGCAGAACGACAAGAGATTTTAAGTAATTCAAAAGCGAATATCGCTTATTTACAAACACTAAACTTATTATAGGAGGTCATTACAAATGACTACATTATTCGAAATTAAACAAAACATGGCTACAATCGGTCAACAAGTTGCAAAGTATGATTCAGAACTAACTGCAAAGGCAATCGACCCACAAGCAACACGTGAAGATATCCAAGCAATCCAAAAAGCTAAAGAAGATATGCAAGCACGTTTTGACGTTATCAAAGCTCAACACGACGCAATGGAAAAAGAACAAGCCGCAAAATTCAATGCTCAAGGTAACATTCATGCAGTAACTGATCCAAAAGAACAAAAAGTTAAAGCTAAAGCAGAACTTATCAAAGCGGTTATTCGTAACGAACGTCCTTCAACTGATGTTATGGCTGTACTTGGTGACCGTAATACTCCACCATCGGGAGGCGAAAACTTATTACCTAAAACGGTTTCAACTGGTTTAATCCTTGAGCCATTAGCTCGTAATCCATTACGTGACATTATCACAGTAACTAACATTACTAACCTTGAGATTCCTAAAGTAGCGTTCACTCTTGGAGATGACGATTTCATCGCTGATACTGAAACGGCTAAAGAATTAGAAGCTACAGGTTCATTAGTATCATTTGGTCGATTCAAGTTTAAAGTATTCGCAGGTGTATCTGAAACAGTATTAAACGGTACAGAAACTAACTTAGTTGCTTCTGTAGAAAACGCTCTACGTTCTGGTATTGCGGCAAAAGAAAAGAAAGTTATGTTCGCGGCTACTCCTGCTGTTGGTGAGGAACATATGTCATTCTATTCAACTCAAAATGCTATCGTAGCAGTAGAAGGTAATGGTGCAACTCAAGGTGCCGCTACTTACAACGGTATTAAATTAGCTCTTGGTGCATTACACGAAGACTATCGTGAAAATGCTACAATCGTAATGTCATATGCCGCATACCTTGAAATGTTAGAACAACTAGCTAACAACTCTACAACTTTATTCGGTGTACAACCAGAACAAATCTTTGGTAAACCAATCGTATTCACAGATGCGGCTGTTCGTCCAATCGTAGGTGACTTCACTTATTCTCACCTTAACTATGACCTAGGTGTGTTATATGATCGTGATAAAAACGTTCGTACTGGTATCGAAGATTTCGTTATCACAGCGTGGTTAGACCACCGCATTAAATTAACTTCAGCATTCCGCTTAGTTGATACGGTAGTTACACCCTAATCCGCCTGGTCCTAACCCAATTACACGCGGCATCGGGGTTTGGACTATAGGCATAGATGCAGTAGGTTGATTTTAAAGCTATGAGATTAATCGAGATAGGTAATGTACCAACTAACTTAATTTCGATTCGTCTCACAGCTTATTTTTATTTAAAGAAAGGGGTTCGAAATGGCAATTCAAACAAAGGTAGCGTTAAAAAGTGTATTTGAAACGGATGATATCCCAACACAGGATAATTTCGCTGATTTAATAGATTCATTTGTAGGAAGTGTTAATGGTGTTCAACCAGATGCATTAGGAAATGTAGCAATTACTATTCCTACTTTACCAACAATCCAAAACAATCTAACTACTATTCCTGCAGGTTCGGTATTAGATGCTTCGCAAGGTACAGTATTGAATAATCGACTAACAACACATGAAAGCGTAATTGGAAACGAAACAACACCAGGACATCTAGCGATTCAAGATTTCTTAGGACCAAATAAACAACGCGCTATTACAGCCGATGCGGTACAACGTGAAACGGTAGCTATTCGTCAATTGATTATAGATTTAACTGCACGAGTTGCGGCTTTAGAAGGAACACCAACACCTTAAAGGAGTGAAATTTAAATGGTTGTTAGACAAAAACCAGAGTTAAGAAATATTTTTAGAACAGGTCAAGTCCCGACGCAACAAGATTTCACAGACTTCATTGACTCATATATAGGAAGTATTAATGGAAACATGCCCAATATGGATGGTGATGTAGAAGTACCAATTCCATTCACAGTTAACCCTGGTATTCCTGTAGACGGTGCTCCTAATTTATATCCGTTAGGAAGAACAATTGGTACGTTTAATTATGTACCAGGTCAGAACGTTTTCGTTGATGAATTATTTCAAGGATTTAATATTCCTGAAACAACAATTACAGTCATTACAGATAGATTCGGAATGGATGGAAAAAGTATTGTTATTCAACAAACTGATATTCTGCAAGATGGCGCTTTTATTCCTACCCTTACACGTTCTAGCAATATGGAACAAACGGTTTGGGGACCATTGCAATTCGTAGCTTCGGTTCGTTCAATTAATGGAATGAAGCCTAATATTAATGGAGAAATTAATATCAACGGAATTGTTCAAGGCGTACAAGTGACAGATACAGTTTCAAGTGTTGACCAATT